ATGAAACAGCGGGCCAAGCGGGCTTTAGTCGTTGTACGACTTAGTCGCGTCACGGACGAAACTACCTCTCCGCTGCGCCAGCGGGAGGCATGTTTCGAATTGTGCGAGCAACGAGGTTACGAGGTAATCGGCACCGCCGAGGATTTAGACATATCGGCAGGAAAAACATCCCCGTTCGACCGTCCCCAGCTCGGGGACTGGCTCACGAACCGGAGGGGTGAGTTCGATGTTCTGGTCACGTTCCGCATGGACCGGATCGTCCGTCGACTGTTGGACCTCGCGGATCTCATCCGTTGGTGCCAGTCGAATTCTGTCTCGCTGGTCAGCGCTACTGAGACCTTCCTAGACCTCGATTCGGCGTTCGGGGACATCATCGCGCTACTGGTAGCCAAGGTGGCTGAGATGGAGCTGGCAGCCATCTCAGAACGTAACAGGTCTGCGGCACAACACAACATGCGACAAGGCAAGTATCGAGGTGGCCCGCCGCCGTGGGGCTACAGGCCCGAGAAGATCGATGGTGATTGGCGATTCGTCCAAGACGATGAGCAAGTAGCCGTGATCAACGAAGTAGTTCGCCGCGTGCTCGACGGGGAGCCCCTGCGGCAGGTGGCAGCCGATCTAACCGACCGCGCCGTCCTAACACCACGTGATCGAGTCAACCAGCTGAAAGGCAGGGAGATCCGGGGGTACAGCTGGCATTCGGCCAAGCTGAGAGAGATGCTGACCTCCAAATCGCTTCTGGGGCATGCAGTGACGGCTAGCGGGTCTATCCGAAATGACGACGGCTCACCGATCATCCGCGCTACTCCGATACTTGAGCGGGATGTATTCGAGCAGGTGCAGGTCGAACTGGCCGGACGCGAGAACCGCAAGGAGCCGACGAAACGCAGCTCGTCGCTACTCTTGCGGGTGCTCTACTGCGGTGTCTGCGGTAAACCGGCCTACAAGCTCAAGGGTGGCAAAGGCCGTCAGGATCGGTACCGTTGCGCCTCGGCGCAATACAAGTCAACCTGCGGCAACGGAATGGTGCTAGTCGCGGATGCTAATGAGGTGCTAACTGATGCCGTGATGTTCGAACTGGGTGACAAATACCGGCGAGACCGAGTGTGGGACGCCGGAAGTGATTATGCCGCAGAGCTAGCCGAGATTGATGACACACTGGCAGACCTCACCGATCAACTAGGTACCGGCGCATTCCGAAAGGGGACCCGTCAGCGGGAACGGCTCGACGCACGTATCGCGGATCTCGCAGAGCGACAAACTCAGTTGGCGGCACAGGCCACTAGACCCGCTGGCTGGACCTGGGTCCCGACGACGGAACTGTTCAGAGATTGGTGGGAGTCTCAGACAGTCGAACAACTCAATCTGTGGCTGCGCAGCATGGACATACAGATGTGGTGGAACCACCAGGGCATCCAAACCGACATGCTCCACTTGGAAAGGATGGCAGAACAGTGGTCCACCCTCTCATAGGTTAAGTACCCGCCACTTACACCCCAAATGGCCCCTCGTTACTAAATCGTTATCGGAAGATCAATCAGGTCACCGGGCTTGACGTCGGTTGCAAGATGTTGAGGTATTCGGCGTCATCTAACACCGGGTCATTGCGGTTGGGTTCTTTGGGTTTTGGCGCGGGGTGCGGGTATGTCTTGCCGTCTTGGCCTGTTACTGAATCAGGTCTTACATTTGTAAGACCTCTATCCCTGGAAACAGTGGCGTTGCTTACATCTAAGACTTCCGCGATGGCTTCACCCGACATACCCGCGTCGGTGAGTTCTGCTACCACCTCGCGCCGTTCGATGGCCAACTTCCACGCTTTGCGGTACTTCACCACCGAAGCCGAAGATGCTAGACCCGACAATCCCAACCCTACGAACTCGGTCACGGGCATAGATTTCACATTTGAAATCTTTGACCTGCCATCGTGGGTGAACGCCCACACGATGGCCGCACGTTTCCACTCTGACGCGGTGATCAGCTCGCCCAAGCCCTTGGTACTAACCCGATCTATATACGTAGTCCATGTAGTCGGTGTACGTGGGCTCGGTGAGCCACGGCGGCAACAACGGGGCGATGACGAACATCGCTTGTGAGATTCCTAGTAGCGCCCACTCGTTGTCGAGTATTTCCAGCTCGCCCGTGGCGGTCTTCCAGTTGATCTGATACGAGTAGTTCCCGTCAGTTTCCCCGGTGTAGGCGTTGGGGTTTCGTACCAGCCGTACTACTGCGTTGGCCTCGATCATCTTGACTATCTCGACGTCGATTGTCTCCGCGACGATCTGCGCGTCTAGGTCAGGAATCTTCGCCCTGATCAGTATCTCCGCGTCCGCGAGGCGGGTGGATACCATCGTTGATTCCGAGGCGTCCAACGAACGTCCAAGACGCCCCGACACGTCCGAGGGTTCGGCGTAGGTCATCGTGTCAGCATCCTTCGGAACCATTCGGCTGCCGATAGGCCAGCGGCATTCATAATCGGCGTCAGCCGGTCGGCGCGGTCTAGCGACTGGCTCAGAGCTGCCATATAATCGTGTAAACCGTTGGGGTATAACCAGTTGTCGAACGAGCTTAGTTCGTCTGGCAGCGTGGCAGCAGAGGGCCTATTGGCCTGGTGTCTGCGGGTCTTAGCGAGTTTCATAGTCGTCCTCTTCTGGTTCTGCGAAGTTGAGCCGGGACAGCTGACGGGCAAGTGCTTCCCGCGCGTTCTCCGCTTGGGCTACAAGGGGGTGAATGACCACCTGGCCCATAGATCCTTTGACGGTCATCGGTTGGCCGGTCATCCCTTTGTCCAACTTGTCGATTAGGTCTGCTGTCGAGCAGGCGTCGTAAAGGATTCGGCGCTTGTGGGGCGCTGCCGATAGGTCATAGATCTGTGTTATCTCTGTCCAGAGCTTCTTGCCCTGGTAGTCCAGCCCCTTGGGCATTCGGACTTTCGGGGTTGTCATTTAGATGTACTTTCCACCGCTAGTTTTCGGGGCTCAACCGCCCCTGAGCAGCGGATTTGTTGAAAAATTAGGTAATTGAACTTTCACACGATGTCGGTGGCGCATAACGTCCCGATCGTGCTGCGGGGGGTAGGGGTCCATCCCCCTGGGTATCCGAATCTTGTTGCACTCCAGCGGTTCTCGCGTACACTCAGTGACATGCCCACCACCGCAGTCAGATTCACACTCACTACCTTGTCCACCCTCACGGTGGCCCTAGGCGTGTACGTGGTACCCACCACGCACCCACACGCAGACGCACAGCCGCTATCTACGTGTGAGTACGAGGATGGGAACACAGATGGGATGTCCTGCAACTGGATAGATCCCGATACCGGAACGGCCTACCTCGTAGACTCATTCAACTACCGATAACCCATCCGCCCACAAACCCCCCGCCCCTCCATAAGGCCGGGGGTTTCTACTGGGTTTAGTTCCGTACCTCAACGGTGGCAGCTGTGTAGTTACTGAAGTTCTGTCCACCTGTCTGTGAGACAGAACCATCCGAAGTAGATGAGTCCTTTGTGTTGAGGACTAGCCCCGGCTGGAACCCGGTGCCAGACGCGGCGCGGCGGGTGTAACCGGTTGGGGCTGCGTCCCATACGGTGCTGTTTAGGGTGGTGTGGGCGTGGAAGTACAACAGCACCGACGATCCATCTGTGTGGTCCAACGTGATAGCCGGGGCTGTGGACGGCCCGCTTGAGGTACCACGTTGGGACGCATGCCCTCCGATAGGGGTAGCCGCGTTCTGTCCTCGCAGTACTACCGCGATCATGCGGCTTGTGTTCGTCCACGTCCCAGATGTGTGGTTCGTAGCCGTCGCCTTGAAATAGGGGGTAGTGACACCCGTGTCGGCGGTGTTGTCGATGTACACCCAGTTCGGCACGGTTCCCGCCGCAGGCTTCCTGAGTACACGGCCATTACGAAACGCCCTTCGGTTGGTCTGTGATTGTCGTGATCTGCCGCCACTGCTCTCGGGTGATACCCCGTTCACGTTCTGCGAACTGAGATACCTTACGTTCCAACTGGTCTAGCTCAGTCAGCTTGTCGCTCAACTCTACTGCGGTAACCCAGAGTTGCGATATGTACTTGTGTTCGCCCCTAAAGGCTGCGCAGATCCTCTGTACCCGGATAGTCCGGTAGTCAACGTTCCGGCATAGTGCCGAGCAGTATTGACGCTCGGTGTCCGTGCCATCAGGCTTAGGGGTTCTGGCTCTGCGCCTACATCCCTCACGGCTGCATACGTTTATGATTCCACCTCTCTAAAAGACGGGAGGGGGCCGTTAAATACCCGGCCCCCAACCACCTATCCGCTCTTGCCGACGACACCTAGTGCCTGCTTGTTCAGCTGGTTGTTCTTGACGGCGATCGTGTCGTCCACGTTGGACGTGTAGAAGTTCTGTGTGAGCGCCTTGCCCGCGAAATCCATACCGAACTTCAAACCCTGCTCGCCTAGCTGGGAGATGAAGCCCTTACCACTGATTCCCAAGTCGGACATGAATTGATCGGCGTTGGCCCCGGCGAACGCGAACCCGGCGTCGATACCACGTTGTTCGTAGTCGCTCCAGTCAAACGCGTCCTTGATGCTCTGGCCAATGCCTTGTGCGGTCTTCTCAATCTCGCCTTGCTTCGACTTCATCCCGTTGATAAGGCCATCCCCGATGAATCCACCGATGTCAGCCATAACCCTTGAGGGTGAATGGATTCCGAGGAATCCGGTGACGGCGTTCTTGACTGAGCTAGCGAGTTCCTGGGCCTTAGCCATCGCGTTAGTGATCAATGACCCGATGCCCTGAATAAAACCCTGGACGAGCTGAGCGCCCGCGTTGAAACCGGCCTGAAACATGCCCGACAAAGCGGCTGTTATCTTTCCCGGCCACGTTGCAACCTCGCCTACGATCTTGAAACCGCTATTGACGATTACCGTGACGACACTGGTAAGCACACCGCTGACTGTTTGGAATACGGTGCTCCAGGCCGCAGATGCGATACCCCCCAGCGTGGCCCATGCCGTACTGAGTGCATTGGGAACCTGTGCGAACATACCGATGATCTCGGTTATCACGTCGGCTACGGCTTGACGGATCTTGGGGAACGCGTCTACGGCTATTTGTATTTGGATCGGGGCGAAGTCAAGCAGCTTGTCGCCCTTGCCATCCCCGAATCCGGGGATCTTCGACATCGCCGTGGCGATACCGTTGATAGCGTCTGCGAGAGTCAGGGCCGTGTTGACCAGTCCGTCTAGTTCGGCTTTGAACGACTTAACCTTCTCCGGGTCGGAGAAGAAGTCGATAGCCTTACCCGCCAACTCGGTCAGGCCACCACCGATGCTCTTTAGGGTGTCGCCCAGGTTTCCGAGTGCTACGTCAAACTTGGATACACCGTCCGGGCCTTTGGCCGTGAAATCCGATACCCACTTGCTGAACGAAGCTCCGGTCTCCGAGAACCATCTACCGATATCGGGGAGCTTGTTAGAGAACCCGTTGATCAGATCAAGGAACCCTTGGGTGAAGTCCCGTATACCTGGTGCCGATGCTGTCAGGCTACTAGCGATGTTGCGAATCGTCTGATCGAGTTTGGCGAGGTTGGCGGGATTGGTCAGAACGTCTGCGAACGACTTGGCCATATCAGCCAAACCCTGTGTGACGCTAGGCAATGCCGCCTTCAGCGTCGGGAATATGTCTTTCAGCTTCTCGAATACCGGGGTGAACTGTTCTTGTACCTTGGCCGACATGGTGGCGCGTAGCTCATCGAACGGTTGCTTAAGTACCCCGGCTGCCTTCTTGAGCCCGTCGAGTCCCAACACCAACGCACCTATAGGCACTACGGCGGCTGTTATCAGACCCGGCAGCGCCAACAACGAGGTGGTAAGAGCACCTAGTAGACCTGCCACCAATGGCGATAGCGCTGCAATGGCAGCGGCAATGAGCGCGTAGCCCGTGCCATTAATTCCCGACCCGAAGGACGGGGCTTTGATGCTGGCCAAGCTGTCACCGACGCCGGATAGCATTTCCTTTACGCGGCCCCGGAATGTCTTCACGTCTGGGACGACCGCGACTTCGGTCTTCATGCCTTTAGTGGCGGCGCTTACCTTTTGTCGGAAGCCGCTCACGTCCGGGTCGACGTTGATCTTGGCTTCTATGCCTTTGGTAATTGCTTCAAGTTGCCGCTTAAGGGATCTGCGGAAACCATCGGTATCTGGCACAACGCGTACGCTGATGCGCCCCACTTCTCGAGAGGCAGCTGCCATGTTTCACCTCCTTTTGGGGGTTAGGGGGGCTCCCTCGGGGAACTGGCGGCGGGCAACCAGTTCCCTTCGGGAAGTCGAATTAGGCAGCGTCGTAACCGCGCACGATGCCGGGCTCATTGGTGAACGCGATGCCGTAGCGAGCGGTCACACGGAGCAACTGACCGTCCTTGTAGACGTTCGGGAACTTCTCAACACGAGTTCCCTTGCGAACCACCACGTTTACGTGGTCCTTCGGAATACCCCAGAACAGCGTCGAGGCGTCAACCTGGTTGGAGCGCAGGACCGGAAGTCCCGCGACCAAGATTCCGTCGTCTACGAACTGCAAGAGCGACTGGTTACTACCACTCTGAATCTTGAGCTGAGACAACGCCTTAGCGATGGCAGGACGGACAATCCACGCGGTCAATGTGGAACCCTCATCCTCGGCAGCGAAGCGAGCTTCGATGAACGGGTCGAGATTGGTCAGCGACGCCCCAGTGTCGACGGTGGTGTACGCAGCCGACAGCAGACCAGACGCACCGTTGGTGGTCGTGTTGCCGAGGTAGGCGGCGTCCAAGGTGCGAATTACCTGGTTGGCCAATCCCTTTCCGACGAGTTCGGCTATAGCCGGGGCCGAGTCGTCGGCCAACTCATTGGAAACCGGTGTGATACCAGCGATTTTGAACGGGGTGCATACAACCTCGTCGGTAGCACCATCGGTCTCCGAGATGGTCGCGTTCTCGGCGTACCAACCCACGGCGGGGTCAGAGACCCAGACCGGGAAGTGGACCCGAACCTTGTCGGTGCCGACGACGGTACCCGTCCGGGTAGCGATCGACTTTGCCTTGACGGCAAGGTCAACCAGATCACCGAAATCCTCGGGGGTAAAAGCATCGGCGGTAGTGGTGCGGATCATGGTCATGTATTTCTCCTGAAATGGAAATGGCCCAGCACCTTTGGAGATGTCAGGCCGTATGCGGGCATGAAAAAACCGCCTGCCACGGGCAGACGGTTGGGTGCCTCTCAGAGGCGAAATACCGGGGATGCCACAGACACCCCGGAAAGAATCAACGGGTTAGGGCTCTAGCAGCTCAGCCCATCCAGCCGTTCGGGCGGCGGGTACGCCGTGTCCCTGCGAGGGGTCGTAACCGGGCTGGTACTTGGCAAGACCAGGGCGGGTCTGTGCTACTTCGCGGGCGGTGGCTTCAACCGCTGCACGGTCAACCCAACCCTCCGGGGTCAGGAAGTCCGCCAACGGCTTACCGGACAGAGTGATGTCCTCGGGGGCCGCCAGGATCTCCCCAGCGATCCGGTGAAGTTCCGCCGTCTGGAGCTGGACCAACCGCAACTCTGCTGCGGCTAGCTGCTCCCTGGCCTCGTTGCGCTCCACGCGATACCGAGCCTCCCGATTTTGAGGGGCTGAATCCTGCTCCCCGGTGTCAATACCCTCGGGAGTGGTGTTCGTGGCCCCAGCGTCGTCTACAGGGTCAAGAATCGGTGTTTCAGACAAGTTGGTCTCCTCGGTTGGTGCTCTTGTTGCGGGCATCGAACAGCGCGCGGCGTAGGTCGGAATCGACTGGGACGCCCAAGCGGGTTGCGACCCGTTGGCGTTTGTCGGGGTCTTCGAACCACGGGACGCCGCCCTTCTCCCGGACGGCGGCGAAATAGCGTTCCTGGTTCTCGGCCATGGTGTCGTAGTCGGTGCGTGTCATAGATCCATCTCTCTTGTTTTCGGGCATGGAAAAGGCCCCCGTGGCGCTTGAACCGGAGGTTCTGCGCTTGGTAGCGCGTATCTCCGATACGAGCGTGTTGGCGGGGGCCTTGGTGCGGTAGAAGTACCGCAGTTTCGGGGGTTGGGGTTTACTCGGCGTCGGCTGTGGCCTCCAGTCCGCAACTGCACCACGGAAACCGGTCGCAGCAGTCCTCACGCTGGGTGCGCCACATCGGATGTGCCTGCATGGGCATTGGCTCAGGTTCGACCACGCGATCGGGCAGAGTGCCCCACGGGTCATCCATGCCCTCAGTACTGAGGGCACCCATGTCCTCAGTTGGTGGCTGATTGGTTGCATCTGAGGTGGGTCTAATCCCCCACGGGTCGTCGTCCATCCGATGGCTGGACTCGGACCCGCCGAACGGGGCCGAGGACAGATCCGAGGGACTGAGGGCACCAGTGCCCTCGGTTCCCTCACGATGAGTAGTTCCCTGATTTGTTCTCTGGTTAGTTATGGAGGACACCGGTGACCTCAGTTGGCGGTCACCCATGTCCTCAGTTGCGGTCAGGGATGTCCTCAGTTCGGGTTCGACTGAGGGCACCAGTGCCCTCGGTTCTAACTCAACTGAGGGCGTGGGTGTCCTCAGTTGGTACCGGTTCGGTTGGGTCTTACTTACGCCCGGTTCGACCACCGTCAGCCATCCTTTGGCGACGTTCTTGCTTATGTGCCGTCTCACCGTTCGGACATCCAACCCGGTAACCGACGCCAGCGTCCGTTGCGAGGGCCAGCACACGAGGGTGTCGAAGTCGCAGTACGAGTAGAGAGCGGCCATCGTCGCTTTCGTCTCCCGAAGCTCTCTATCCTCGTTTCGGAAGTAGAGCCGCGCCCATCCAAACGCGTTCATCTCATTCACCGGCCAACAGGCGACCGGTCAGTTCGGACAGCTGTCGGCGGCATTCATTCCGCTCGATACGGAGCTGAATGCCCTCCCGGCGTAGCTTTCTGATCACCCGCCGCCAGTACTCGGGTAACTCCTCAAATGGTGTGTCTTCGTGCATGTTGTCCTCCTGGGGACGTTAGGTAAAGCTCGTATTTAGTTGTGTTACTTAGCGCTTGCCAGATAGATCGGTGTGCCGTCTGTGGTGTATAGAGGCCGGGGACGGGGCATCTGGCTACGCGTCCTACCGTTGAATCTGGGGTGTAGATAGACCTCCCAGAGGACGTTTCCGCGTTCCGAACCGCTCATGCCGACGACGGTCATCTCTTCGGGTTCCAGCGGGAAGCTGGGCTCGATGCAGGGAACAGCAGCCGCCCACACCAACTCCCGGCGCTCGATGAACTCCTGCGCCTGCCGGTATGCCGGATAATCGTTGGTATCCTGCATGATTCGCGGGTATACAACGTCCACCCGGCTGTCGTCGCCCCACGCTGCGAACCAGAAACACGTCTTGCCGGTTTCGGACATGTCCAGCAGCTGTAATTTATCTTCCATCATCTCTCTCTTTCTGTTAGGCCGGAACGAGTTGTTCCAGCCAGTCTCTAAGGCCGAAAGTCCCTGTGGGGGTTACGACCTGTAGGTCTAGCGCTTCCATCGCGGAAACGATTTGGGCCGCTCTGCGTTGATCTGAGCGGCGTCTGCGGTCCCGTTCACGACGGCAGGTGCGGCACATACCTTGCACCCGGTCTTGACTGGTGTTGATCGTGTGCCCATACGGGCACTGCTGTAGAGCCATCGGCGGGCCTTTCATACGTCGTATGTCGTGGGGGAAAAAATTTGGGACCCCCGACCGGGTATCGAAGCCGACACGACAATCCCGGCAGGGGGTCAACAGACCGTCTGGAGAGGATGGAACCGACAGAGGGTCTGCTCGGATCGCACAGCACCACTGCGCGCGTGCGTTATCCAAGATTCGGGGAGTGCTAGCGGGGGGCTTACCCCTCCGTATAGGGAATAGGCGCCACCTGAGAGTGCAGCAGCCCCAGGACGGCAGATCGTGACGGAGCTGTTACGAAAGCCCCACACCCTCTCATAGGTTAAGTACCCGCACCCTGACAGCTGGAAGCTCTACGGCGGTGGGAACTGTGATCGAACCGTTATGAGAGCCCTACCCCTCTATAGGTTAAGTACGGGTCTAGTTGAGAGCGCCGAGGCGCTTGGACGAGAGATCGTGACCCAACCGTTATGGGTGGGCACTACCCTCCCCTAACAAGTAGGTGCAGGTTTTCTCGGTTCGGGTCTTCCGTGACGGTGTTGTGACCCGTTTCACTCCGCATGGAGGGCGAACTATTTACCCTCTCATGCGGTAGTAGGTTAGGGATTCAAGGTTTTCCCCACTGCCTTCTCATGCGGTAGTAGGTTCGACTTTTCGAGGAAAGTCCTTTACCACCACGCGGTCGGGCGTGTCTACGCAGGTCAAAGGTTCCCCAAACCTTTTTTCTCTCCCCTAACAAGTAGGACGAACTTTTAGCTTTTAGGTATCCCTGAGATCGTATTGTGACCTATTTCACTACTTGGGGGAGAAGTCGTCGTGCGGCAACATCAGCTGGTGAGGAGCCGGTACAGCGTGTTAACAGCACGGCCCGAGTCCATCGTGGGGGCGTCCTCTTCGGCCTGTAATTCCACCTCGTGAGGGTGCTCAGCCAGGAACGCTCGGACGGGTGCAAACAACTCGTCGTCCTCTTGCACGCTCAGGGATCGGATCACCCGTAGATACGGCTGGAAGTTGATCTCGTACACATGAGCGGTGAACCAAGGGGTTCTATCCAGCCAGAACGTCAC